TGGCTTCGCTGTAAAGCAAGCGTAAACCATCAAGGTCATTGCCTAATTCTGTTGCCATTGCAAGCCAGTCTTTAGCAGTTGCAGATGGTTTCTTATCTCTTGCAACCTTGGCCATCTCCTCGCGTGTGGCTCGCTTGTTGCCTGAGTATCCGGCGTTAGCAAGTGCTCTACCGATGGCAGATGTTTCAGCATTCTCTAATGCAGATGTTTTGTTTGCCATGCCTTGACCATCAACCTCAAAAGCTAAACCTGTTGCCTTTGGCTTGTCGGTTTCGTTGTTTAGGTACACGCTTGCCATGACTACCCAGGTGCTCACCTGCCGGTCTTGCAGCGTTGTCTGGTTCTCGGTGATGATTCTGCCGTCAGGGTTGTCCTTGTAGAAACGCTTGATGCGTTGCTCGACTGTTTCGTAATCGTTGAGGTTGAACTGTGCCATTTACTTTCCCTTCTCGTGATGCAAGTAAGGTGCTCCACCAGCTCTTGATCTCAGACTAAGCAGGTGCTCGCCGTAGATGATGCCTCGCTTCTTACCTTCCATTGCTTTGATAACTCTAGCCTTGAGGTCTGTCATTAGCTTGTTAGCCTTCTCAGCGTCATTGACAGCGTTGAAGTAGTGCACACCAAGCTCATCCAAGTCAGCCTCGCCATCCTCGATGTTTGGGCTGAGTGCTCTGATGGTTTCTAGCGTTGAGTTAGACCCATCCCAGTCAGGCATCTTTAGATCTAGGCAAGCTTGCCGGAATCTAAGAGCAGCATCCCAAAGTGTGTTCGCCTCAAACTCATCCCACTCAATGTCAAACTCCATGTAGCTCGACCCTGCTAGTGCTACAAGTTTTGCTCGCCTAATGCCAAAGACCTTCATGTACCAAAGCACTTGTGCTCGGTAAGACTGTGGCACTTGTGTCCAGTAGTCACGAGAGAACTTAACCTCAATAATTCCCCAGTTGCCATCGGCATCTTTGTAAAGTCCGTCAAGGTTTGCTCTTGCCCAGTCGTACATCTTGTTTGCCCAGGTGCCTGTTTCGTAAATCTCCAACTCAGGGTGCTCATCGGCAAACAGTTCCAAGATAGGTGACTCAAGTTTTGTGCCAAGCTTCATGCTCATGTTGGGTTCGACTTCATCAGGAATCTGTCCTGTTTTTTTAGCCCACTTTGTGATTGCTGATTCCCAAGTGCTTAGACCGGCAATAGCGGCGATGTCTGACCCACCGACTGCACCTGGTTGATTGCGTAGCTCGTGCCACTCATCAGAGCCGTTCGCAAAGTCACCTAGTAGGACTGCATCATGCAACTCGTTTATGTCGGTTGGTAGCTTTGATACTGGCAAGGTTTCCCTCTCTTTCCTTGTCGGCAAGCCCACGCTAACTCTCTCGGCGTGGGTTTGCTATTTGTCTTGAGATTACTCTAGATTGACCCTATGACAAGACAGCTCGAAAGAAAATACATAGAACTGCAACACGCCATAACTGAAAATGGGGGTGTTCAATGTAGCCAGTTGCCTGAGTGTTTTTTCCCAGAGGATGAGCCAGATCTCTACCTGCGTAAAAAGCTAATTGCCGTAGCTAAGGAAGTCTGCAACGACTGTCCGGTCAGACTAAGGTGCTTTGACTATGCCCTATCAGCAGGGATGGTAGGCATCTGGGGTGGCACTACTGCCGATGAAAGACAAAAGCTAAGGTCAAATTGACTCGCTGTAAGCCTCGTAGAGGGCTTGAAAGCACCTGCCTAGACTGATACCCTTGCCAAGGCTCAAAACCCCTGTAGAGGGCTTGTAGGGCTGTTTAGGGCTTATTCCCCAGAATCAGGGTCAGTAGGCTTGACTGCTTGCTCAACCTTGGCACCAATGCCGTACTCATCCTGGTTAGGGTCAAGGGCTTTGATAAGTGGGCCAAGGATACCTGCAAGCAAAGCTGAAACAGTGATCTTGCTTGGGTCCTCGATACCTGCCAACAGCATTGCTCCAACAGCAGCAAGGGCAGCTCGAAGGTATGAGCCGAGTGCAGCTTTGAGCTGTCTGATTGACTCCTCGGTTTTTAGTCTTTCAATAAATGCTTTCACTTTGTTTTCTCCATTGCTATGTGTGTTTTGATGTAGCTTGTTGGTTCGGTGTACCTGGTGCCGTTGTTAGTCCAGATGTAGTTCTTTCCACGCTGAATCTCGAAGTGTAGGTGGGGTCCAGTTGATTCCCCTGTGTTGCCGGATAGTCCGATGATGACACCCTCCGTTATTGCCTGACCCTTTTTGACTCGGATACTGCCCTTAGCTAAGTGCATATAGGCAGAGGTAATCCACTCGCCATTGACCTTGTGCTGAATCTTGACAATGAAGCCACCACCAGCAGGTTCGCCGTTCGGGAACTTTATGGTTGAGGGTCCGGCAAAGATAACCTTGCCATCAGCAATAGCTTTTACAGGTGTTCCAACAGCAGCAGCGTAGTCAACCCCATTGTGGTGTTTGCGATACTTCTCGATGGGATGTATTCGCCATCCAAAGGGTGAGCTGATTCGGGGCATTGGTTTGTCAAAAGGGAATCTCATGAGGCTAGTTTACCAGCAATCCAAATAGGGCAGATACAAAGCCAACTACACCAGAGGCCAAACCTGTGTAGGCAATCTTTTCTATCCATGCCAGGCGAGCTAGTGTTAGCTCAACCTCTCTGAGCCTGTCTGGGACTTGATCTAGGTGGTCCAGCTTCTCAAGGATCTTGACAAGGGTTTCCCCATGCTCAAGTTGCTTGGCGTAAATTGCTTGCTGGGTTATGCGTACCCCAGTTGTTTCCTCAGCCATTAGATTGTGGTTTCTTGTCTCGGTGCTGTAATTCTGCCGTCATCGAGTAAGTAAGCCTCTGGGTTTAGAGCAAGGCAAAAGGCTAGGGCTTCTGCTTGAGTTATGTTTGTCACATCCCAAAGTATTAGTTGCGTTTCATCAACCGGCTCGGTGACATACCCAAGAATAGTCCCGCCGTTTTCTACTTCCCCTGCAACCCAAGCACCCTCGGCTCCAAATCCCTGCTCGGCAATTTTATCCTCTGGACCAGTTCCGTATTTTGGGTCAGTAAAGTTTAGTTTCCAAGTAGCGTAATTCATGCAAGTTCTTTCTTTGTCTTTTCTACTTCTGCAACAAAGCTGTCAAGTACCCCAGCTTGTTCCATAGCCTCAATGTGTGCAGCGTTTACTGATGATCCACCCATCAACATAGCCTTAGCGTTGTTGGTCAGTCGGGCTTGCCAGTAGTCTGGTTGGGCTGCCTCAATTTCAGCTCTTGTGTATTTGTGTGTAAAGCTGTCAAAAATTTCGAGCAAGTGCTTCATCTCTCGCTCGGCTCCATACATAGCAAATTGTGTCTGCTCAAGTCCCAGCTCTCGCTGTTGAGCTTTCAATTCGTCCAACTCGTCACCTGTTGCTCTTAGCTTGGCAATTTTAAGTTCAGATTTTTTTACATTTATTACAGCAAGTTTGTATTTGTAGATAGCATCTTGGAGTTCAATTACTGTCTGGTAATACTGCATTTCAGGAGTTGCGTGTTGACCTAAAACAAAACGCTCAAGTTGGAATCTTGATCTTGGTTGCTGGATTTCTGCTATTGCCTGTTCGATTGAGTTGTGCATTTAGCCACCACTCTCCATTGAACCGTTGTCACGCCTTGCACTTGATAGACCAGTTGCAAGGGTGGTTCGGGTGTCAGCTGGGAAGGCAAATTTATCAACTGTTGAAAGGTTTAGGGCAGAGAATCCTCCACCAAAGTATCCTGCTGAACCTGAATTTTGCATACCAGCGAGGTTAGTTCTAGTTCCCGATAACCCAGTTCCTAGTGTGCTTCTCGTATCGCTAGGGAAGGCAAATTTATCAACTCTTGATAATTCGCTTTCGCCATCGAAACCTCCACCAAAGTATCCTGCAACGGCTGCGTTTTGCATGGCACCTAGCTCTCGATTGACTGAGGCCAAACCAGTTGCAAGTGTGCTTTTGGTATCTCCAGGGAAAGCAAATTTATCAACAGTCGAAACGTTTGACCCAGTAAATCCTCCACCAAAGTATCCTGCTACCCCAGCGTTGGCCATACCAGCTGCTCGGTCTGCATTGTGTGTTAGACCTGTCCCTAAGGTCGATTGAGTGTCAGACGGAAATGTAAATTTATCTATAGTATTTACCCTTGCTGAGGGGCCAAAGCCTCCACCTACATAACCAGCAACGCTAGAGTTTTCCATTCCAGCAACGAACTCTCTTGTGCTTGATAATCCAGTTCCAAGGGTTGTTCTACTGTCATCGGCAAAGGCAAATTTGTCAACAGTAGTAAGTCTTGTGCCATCTGCTAGCTCACCTCCAGCAAAATAACCTGCAACACTGGCGTTAGCAAACCCAGTTAGAGTTTGTCTTTGTTGTGACAAACCAGTTCCAAGGGTTGACCTTGTATCTGATGGGAATGTGAATTTGTCAATGGTGGATACTGTCGCAAGTGCAGTTGTACCACCGGCAAAATAGCCAGCAGGAATAATTACTACCCCACCAGCTCCAGCAGCACTCAAAATACCTAACGGAATAAGTGCCATAGCTAAGCTACCGTTGCCCCACCAATTATGCGGTAAGAGTTAGAGGCAACACAGACAACAGAAACAGCGTCATAACGAGTACCGATTGTGTAAGCGGTTCCTGCTGTTCCTCGACCCCAAATAGATACTGCTGTAGAGGCTGCGTTGATTGTGACCGTTCCGGAACCATCTCTAAGGATGTCTACACGCTCGCCAGCCTGGAAAGCTGTGGCAGTTGAGAAGGTGACTGTCTGAGCTGAGGCAGAGTCAAACTCTAGGATCTTATAGCGGTCAGAGGTTAGGACTGTGTAAGAGGCAGCTGTAGAGGCTGTTAGTGTGACCTCATTGCTGAGGTATAGGTTTACATCAGCAGCAGCTAGGACTTCACCAGCGGTAAAGGTTTTTCTTGGCATAGGGTTCCTTTTGTTCTCGTTTTAGTTTACTACTCGTAGGCAAGGCGGTCATTGTCCAACTCACCAAG